ACTTCAGCAGCGATACTAAGAATCTCTGGTTAATAGCATAGGAGATAAAATCCTATGGCAACTTGGGGTACACTTACTTGGAGTACAGGAGACTGGGGATTACAAAATGATTCTACGGTTTCTGTTAACGGCATAGGTGCGTCTTTTGATATAGGAACATCTACTGCAGACGGAACAGTTGAATTTGGTTGGTCAAGATTAGCTTGGAGTGAAAACGCTTGGGGTATTGCAGGAGACGTTTTAGTTTCCGGTGTATCTGGTTCTGTTTCATTAGGCGATGAATCCATATCCATAGACGTAAATCCAATTCCAACCGGAATTGAAATGACTGCATCACAAGGTGATGAGTCAATAGAAATATCATTTGAAATAGAATTAACAGGTTTATCTTTTACATCTAATTTAGGAACAGCTGACGCTGGTCCTGATGCAATGCTAACTGGAATTGGTGGCACTGCTTCAGTAGGTAGTGTTGAAGCATATAACTTAGAAGGTTGGGGAAGATACTTCTGGGGTCAATATGAATGGGGCGCTACTGGTGAATGGGAACAAGTAGATTTAACAGGAATTTCATTATCCGCAAATTTAGGTTCTCCAGCAATTACAGGTACAGCTAATGTAGATGTAACTGGTGAAGCAATGACAGCTGCAGAAGGTACTGTTGATCCTTCTCCTGATGCTGAAGTTACAGGTATTGGATTTAATGCTTCTTTAGCTATAGGTACGGTTACTATTGGAGAGGCTAATGTAACTGTTACTGGAACAGGTTTTGCAGCAGGTCTTGGATTAGGTACTTTAATAGCTGAATCCTTTATAGATGTTACTGGAATAGCTATGTCAGCTAACCTTGGAAGTGTTACAACTAAAGGATTTGCTAACGTAACTTTAACAGGATTTGGCTTGACAATGGCTGAAGGAACTAATAGAACTTTAATATGGAACCAGGTAAATACAGGTACAGCACCTATCTGGACAGAAGTTGACACAGCTGCATAAATTTTATAATATAACGTTACAAGGAATTTAAAAATATGGCAAACTCAACATCAGCTAATTTAAAATTAACTGTACAAGCAACCGGAGAAAATTCGGGAACTTGGGGACAGATTACAAATACAAATTTATTAATTCTTGAACAAGCTATTGGTGGTTATGATGCGTTCAACGTAACTAACGCTAGTAGAGCTTTAACATTTACAAATGGTGCAATATCAGATGGTAAGAATGAAGTTATTAAATTAACTGGAACACTTGCTGCAAACGTTAATGTTACTATTCCAGACTCAATAGAAAAAACTTACACAATTCAAGATACTTGCGATCATGCAGGTTTCACTTTAACTTTTAAAACTACATCTGGTTCAGGTGTTCTTTTATGTGAAGGACATACTTATCAATTATGGTCAGATGGAACAAATGTATATAAAGGTTCTGAAGAAAAAGTTTGGAGAGCAATCACTGGAGCTGAAACAGTTCAAGCTGGTGCACAAATTTTAGCAAATACAAATGGTGGAGCATTTACTTTAACTTTACCTGCATCACCAAGCACAGGAGATGAAGTATCTGTTATTGACCAAGGATATGATTTTAACACTAACGCATTGACTATCGGAAGAAACAGTTCTAATATAGCAAACAGTGCAGCTGACTTAGTTATTAATACACAAGGCGCTGGTTTCACATTAGTTTATTCTGGTGATGCAACAACTGGCTGGACTTATAAGGAGAAATAATAGATGGCAAATTACGAAGCAACTAGATATGATTTTGATGGTGCAAACCTTACAGGTATTGAAGGTATTCCAAGCGGAACAATTGTTCCATGGTCAGATTCTTCTATTCCATCTGGATTCTTAGAATGTACAGGTCAAGCTGTATCAAGATCAACTTACGCAACTTTGTTTGGAATTATTGGAACAACTTACGGATCAGGTGATGGTTCAACAACTTTCAACGTACCTGATTTACAAGATAACGTAGCGGTTTCAAAATCACCTACTAAAAATTTAGCTTCAACTGGTGGAGCAAACACAGTTACTTCAACTGGAAACGTTGGAGGATCAACAGCAAACGCAACTTTATCAACACCACAACTAGCTTCTCATTCTCACCCTACGGGATCACAAGGTGGAGCATTAGGTCCTCAAGTAGGCGGTGGTTCAAGGGGTGCACCAGCGGCATCTGGAAGCTCAGGAGGTGGAGCTGGACATTCTCATAATATGAGTGCAACTTTTACCGGTGACGCAACTTCAGTAGTGCAACCTTATTTAACAGTAGTATATATAATTAAAACTTAGGAGATATAATGGCAAGTAAAGGAAATTGGACAGTAGTATTTGAAGATAGAGCAATTCAAAAAGGATCTGGAAATCAATATAAAATCAATGATGATACTTTTTGGAATCAATCTAAGTTTTCTAATATTTGGGCTATTCAATATGGAGCATCAAATCCTTCAGATGAAGTAGAATATAGAGATGAAACACCTCATTCATCGTACACTGATGCAAATTTAGGTGATTTTCAAGAATTTATTAATAGATGGGATTCAGCTCATTTAATTAAATTGCAATCTGATTGGGATAAAAATAATCGTTATAATGCAGATGCAACTATAGATACAACAGAAACAGAAGCTGAAAAAATTGCTAGAGTAGGTCCAAGACCTACATCATATAGCTCTTAGTTTATTTTCATATTGAAAATAATTATTTTCTTTTATATTAAAAATTAAACTGTATCTATTTTTATCTCCTTCATATTTATCAAAACCATGTAATATTTCAGGAGGAAATATATAATAATCACCTGGATTTGGAGTTATTTTCAAATTTAATTCTGGTAAATTTAAATCACAACCTTTTGTTAAATATAAAATACCATGATGACAGTCATGACTGTGATACTTTAAACTATCTCCAGATTTTATTTCATTACCCCAAGCTTCTCGAATAGTATTTTTTTGTAAAAAATGTTGAAATAATCTGGGATGTTTTTTTTGATATTTATTTATTAAAAAAGTTATGAAATTAACAAAATCAGGTTTGTCTAAAAAATAAGTCCAATCAGTCATTCCTCCTTTTACATTGGTATAATAACTCATTTTAGGATTTAGATTAGATTTTATAGAAATCATTAAATTATGGATTATGTCTGGATAAGGATAATTACCGAATATAATATTAATGTGTCTAGTATAACTTACATTTAAACTATTTCGATCTTCATTTAATTTATCATTTTTATTTAATAAACTAATCATTTACCTCAACATCATCCAAGAAGTTAATATATATTTTTCTCCAGATAATGGAGAATTTCCTCTATGCACATATGGAAAGCCTGCTGGCCAAATAACTATTCTACCAGTTTTAGGTTTTACTCTTTTTGAAAAATGTAGAAATTCTGTTTCTCCACCTTCTTCAACATCATTTAAATATATTGAAAAAACAAAAGCACGAGGTTCATTGTCAAATCCTTTACCATGTTCAACATGCCAAACATGATATCCTTCCGTTGGTAAAGTTTTTTGTATTTTTAAAGTTGTAAAATTAAATTTTATATTATCATAAGCAGATAAAGCACCTGTATTCATACAATAATGATTCCATGCTAAATCAAAATTTAGCATCATGGATTTCAATGATTCCCACCATATTTCTAAGTTATTTAATGAAGCAAAGTATTGTTGATCTTGTTTTTGTAGTATGGAAGATTTTTCAGATCCTATTCTATTTATTGTATTATTAAATTTATTTTGATCCTCATATAATTTAATTGCTTTGTTACATTCTTCTTTAGTTATGTAATTATCATAAACACCTATAAAATTAGTTATATTAACTGTTTTTTCCATTATAGTAATTGTGCTTTTTCTTTCTGAGTTTTATCTAATGTTTTATCATTTTTTTCTAATTTTTTTATAGTAGTTGCATTAGGTTTCCATTCTTCTTTATTAACTACTTTACCACCTCTATCAGGCATTGTTTGAAATATTGCGATATAACTTCCATCATAAGGTTTTAATTTCTCTTTCCACCATCCAGGTTCTTTAATAGAATAGTGTGCATTTTTACCATTGAGTAATATTTGAGTAGCTGGATAACAAGTAATGGTTAAAAATATTCTATTACCATAACTAAAAATATCTTTTAAAACTTCTTCAACTTTATCTTCTTGAACATGTTCCATTACATCAACACATAAAACTAAGTCATAAGTTCCAGTGGGTTTATTTGCATATTGTGCAACAGCTGGATCATATTTAGTTATATCTATTCCAATTGGAGACCCTGGAATTTTTTTATTATTAAATAAAATTGAATGAAATTTTGCCTTACCACAACCATAGTCTAATATGGTTTTTATATTATTATTTCTAATAACTTCATAAATATTGTGTTTATATTCTGCTAAAGCTTCACCTACCCAATGTTCTTGATTAGATGCATGAAATTTAGTTGCTTCTATTAATGACTCATACATAGTTTTTATCTTTATATTCTTTATAGTGCTTATAACATAATTCAGTAAAATTAGTCAAATGCAAAGCGTCTTTAAAAGTATTAACTTTATAAGCATCAATACCATCATAACCCATTTCTTTTGCTACTTTAAATCTGTAATGACCGCAATGAATTTCATTATCT